GCATTTAGGTCTTATGTTAGCTAGGGATATGAAGGCAAAACTTGATGGTCTTGAAAATCCCAGAAGTATTGGCAAGGCTCTTGTCGGTCAATATAAGGGACTTTGGCGATATAGGATTGGTGCTTATAGAGTTATTTGCGATATAAGAGATGATGAACTTATTGTCGTAGCTATTGATATTGGACACAGAAAAAATATATACAAGTAAGGCGAGTTTAGGCTCGTCTTTTTTTATACCTAAATTTATGAACTAAGCTGCCAAACTTTTCTCCTAAAATTATTATATTATTTTTTAAAAAGTGCGTGTAAGTTTTCTATCATTTGTTTTTGGCAGCCTAGTTGATGGATTTAAGAAAGGGG